TTACCTATCAATAACTTGGGGAGCGACGGTTACGGGCGATACCGATTTGATACCACTTTGGAGCTTTTCCATCTCGCTCCAATCTGAGCTTGAGTTGATCCATCGCGCATACGTTGACAGCAGCATCTGCACACTGTGGCCGAGCTGCTGAGCAATAAAGGCGGGGTTCAAACCGGACATTAAGCATATTGTCGCATAGGTGTGGCGGCAGTTGTATGGCGGCCGGTAGCGAATTCCCAGCGCCAGCAGGGCTGGGCGCCACTGCTTGTGGATGTCCGATGTCTGTTTTACGTACTCTCCGTTCTTCGAGGGGGGGAAAACGTAGGGAGTCTCAAGCACCTTACCAACTCCACCTTTCCGACGTTCTGCATATTCCCGCGCGAATGCCAGGGCGTGAAGTGCACGATCATTCAGCAATACGAACCGATCGCCGCCCGTTTTCGTGCGCTCTTCGATTTCTCCCAAGGCGACTGTCCGACAGACGTGAGCGATCTTTTTGTTGAAGTCGATTGCGTTCCAGCGCAGCGCAAGCGCTTCCGATAGTCGCAGGCCCGTGAAAAAGACGAATTCGTAGAACGCTGCGTAGATTGTTCCAGGCCAGTGCTTGTGGGCGTAGAGCTGGACAATGATCCGGTTGGCCTCTTCTAGGGTGAATGGGTCTATCTCTTTGCGGTTGCGTTTGGGCAGTTCGATCGAGTCAGCGGGGTTCTTCGCCAGGAGCCCGTCGGAGACGGCCGACTTCAGCACTGTAGAAAGCTTGGTGAGAGCGTTGCGCTTCACACCAGGTGAAGCCCAGGCCGTAGAAGTGATGATCGTGCGGATCAGGGTAGGGGTGATCAGATCAATCCGCACCAGTGCCAGGCGCGGCACCCAGTATAGGTTCAGCGTACCTTTGTAATTGTTCCTGGTGCCCGCGGCGATCTCCCGACTGTCCAGCCAGAGCTGGGCATATTGGCCGAAGCTGAGCGCACTTCCAGAAATGGTTGCAGAGCCGGGGAACAGCTCGGCGTATTTATCGTCATCAAGCAGGCCGTGCTTGATGAGGCTGATCACCTGATCGCGAAGCTTGGATGCAGCTGCGATGCCTTTTTGTGTCTGGGGATAGGGGAGCGTTTCACAGCGCCGGACCCCGTTGTAGGTAAAGCGGACACGGAGAGCGTTCCGGAAGACTTCCACCCCTCGGGGCATACCCACTGACTTTCCAGCCATTCTTCGTATCTCCTGATGCTGTAGATGATTCGGCTGCATTGCTTGATCCACACTCCCATGGGGATCTGGCGGCGTGCACGCCTGGCCCGCAACGCATATACGGTGGTGCCCAGCAGGTCCGCCATTTTCTCTTCCGATACCTTGTCCATTTCGTGGACAACGGCCACCTCGCGCTCTGCGCTCATGTTTTGGTACCTCTCCAATTGAGTTTCGGCCCGCACTCGGGCAGTCGGCGCCCACTGTTGGCGGCAGAAGGCGTTAGCTCGGGCGTTCGGTCTTATCTCTCGACAGCGCCCTATCCATCAGCGCAATCGACTTTCGGCGTCGGTCCTGGACCTCAGTGCTGTTTGGGTTGTAGGTAGGGCCGAGATAGCTGCGAGGATCCTTCGCCATCGCCCGCTTCACGCGATTGAAGTTCTCATCGCGCTGCGAAAGACTGCTCCAGACCATGACCGGTTTCTTGCCCTCAACTTCTGCCTCGGCAAGCTGCCAGATAGCCTGGCGGTCGAAGGTCATCAACATGTCCATGGCGCAGACCGCCAATCGCAGATCGTCATATTCGGGACGCTCGCCTGAGCGCGCTGCTTCAACAGTTTCGCCGAGAGTTTTCATGGCGTCACCACTCGGCGAGCCCACCAGCACACCGGGCCATCATCTGTGTCGTGAATGGCCAGGCAGAACCAGTCATCGCCATCAGGTCGATCTGGCTCCCAGTAGCTGCAGTCCGGGTCGCCTGCTTCGAAGTAGCGTTCAGATATCGCTTGGTCGCTGTGGTATTCCAGGCTGACCATTTTCACCTGCAGGCCCTGCTCAGCGATCCAGGCTTTGCAGCGCTCACCATCCCCCTCATCGAAGTCTGGCAAGTCTGGGTGCTGGAAAAAGCCGTTCTCATCGCGCCTGATTGGCCAGTGCTTGATGAGCTGCAGCCGGTCAACTCGCTCAATCTCTGCAAGGAGGAGTGCTGCGGCTTTCACCAGATCTCTCCGGCGGTCATCGCTGGGCTTGAACGTTCCGGTGCCCCATGGCCGGAGGGTTGTCTGGCTCTTAGGTTGCCCAGCGCAGGTGGCGTAGGCAGCGGCGGCATCGGCCATCTTGCCCTTGATGTATCCATCATCGCGATAGAGCGAGTAGCCCTCGCCGGACACTTGTCGCTGCCGCTCCGCGATCACGTCGCGTGCGGTGCGATTGAGCTTGAGTGCATTTTCTTCAGGCATGACTTCGTCCTCACCGCTACAGCGGCTGACTTAGAATTGAAGGGGAAGGAGTTACTTGGCGATGACGTCGGCGCTTGCGATGAAGCGGCCGACGATCATGCCCAGGGGGAGTTGCAGGCAGAGCCAGAGGGTGAGGCAGTTCAGGATGATTAGGGTCATTTGTTCAGGGTTTCCCTAGAGCTGACGAAGGTGCGGGTCGAGCCAATTCGCTTCGATATCGCCTTCTCCCCATCCGGGCAGCCGCGGAAAGCGAGCGCCACTTTTGCCGTTGCTATGCTGAAGTGCTCGCCGTCTGAATACCCTTCGGGAAAATACTCGAGCATTCCCTGCAGCGCTGACCGCAGCTCCGCCTCCCGCGCCAACCCTTCATCGCGCTGGGCGGCGAGGGCGTCACGACCAGCTAGCCAGACCTTGAAAAGGTAAGTCGACTGCTCGAACTTGAATACCGTGGGGTGATTCTTGAACGCCGGATGGGGGTCTTGATCTTCGGGCCAAGCGCGCGTCGGCTCGATGCCCGTCATGTCACGGCGAAACAGGTCCATCAATTCAATGCGATCTTCACTCATTTCCCTTCCTCGCTTGTGCATACCGCTGCTGGCGCTTCTTGGAGCAGGGGCGGTGGTTTCGTGGGCGGTATGACGCGCCGCGCCATTCGCCTAGACCGGCGAACAGTTCGATTACTGTGGGCATTTGAATACCTGCTGAATTATGATCGCGCCAAAATTGGGGTTGCTGACTATGAAATGGGACGAGATGTTGCCGTTCTTCATCTGGGCAGGAGCGTTCCAAGTCATCCTTCTCATAACCGCTATTGAGCAAGGCGCCATCTCACTTTTTCTGTTGGGATTGATTCCGCTTGGGGTAGGCACATGGTTTGGCGTGGTCGCTAGCAAGCGATAACCGCCCGCCTGTGGAGGCGTTCAGCGTGATAGGTGAAGGTAGGGGATAGCTATCCAGTCAGGATGTGGTGCGACGTCAGAAGTTGTGGCAGGCACAGCTCAGGTCGCTGCATTTGGACTGACCAACCCAGTCGGGCATTAGCTCTCCCTCGTAACGCTCGGTGGAGGAATGGGTGACACCGCTGCGGCGCAAATCGTCAATGAAGCGACCCAAGTCTGCGGCGTTGCCGGCGCGCTCTGGCTGATCCCAGCGGCTCATCACAATGCGGCCACATTTGGTCAGGCCCTGGTCCATGCGACCTAGATACTTCCGATCGGTATTCATGGCAATCTCCATGGTGCTGCCCCCGATATCTCGATGAGTGGCAAATAAGGGTAGGGTGGGCTATAGGTAATGACCGGCATCGTGCCGGTCCACGCGGGGTAACTATGGATATTCCAGTAAATAGACCACGAAATATCAGTTGGACCGGTCCTAATAAAGAGGCCGGAAGAATCGAGTTTAAATGGGGTGAATCTTCGAATCACGTTCCGAGAGGCGTTCGGATTTTGGTGGAAACCATCGATGGGCGTGGTCTTAAGCACGAAAACGATGACAAGTACGCGTCCTATGAAGAGAGTCGCGACCAAGCTATCAAACGCATGCAAGAGATGATGTGTTCACTGGAGATTTCCGGTTAGGTATCGTCCGAAAGCCGAACTGACGCTCGCTGGTAAGCCAGCTCCAGCCTCCGCGCTACAACCGGCGATACCGTGATCTCGTGGCGCGGCACTTCCAGCAAAGGCAGTACCCGATCAGGCCCTAATTCAGGCAGCCGGTGAATCATCAGGGTCAGCACCTCGCCCTTTTACTGGATGCCAGCCCTCTCCTAAGGCTTGGCCAGTGATTTTTGGGGATTTCCATTACAGGCGCCGCCCTTCGATATCTCGGTGAGTGGCAAATAGGGGTAGGGTTTAAGGATTGAGTACTAAGTCTCGACGGTGTTAGCGTGCGATCTCACCACTGGAGACTCGCCCATGAAGACGAAGCTGATGAAAATGCAGTTGGATAACGGCGTGATCGTTGAGTACGCCCGCATTACTTGGCGCGATCACTCATGCAGAGGTACCTTCCACGGAAAGTCAGTACTCATGTGTCGCCTGACGCCTCATCAGCAAGCGTGCGTAAGGGCTGGACTCGATATCTAGTCGGGTTTTATAGGCTCGCGGCAGTCGGCAACCACAGGCCGGATGCTGCGGGCAATTCCTGGTATTTTCGTAACCAGCCTCAGCTTCACCAGTGCGCCAAGGCGCTCGGTGACGCAGTTCGGCGTTACGCCTGCGGTAGCGGCCAGTTCGGCTATGGTAGGGGAGTACTGGTGAGCCTCGATGTATTCTTTGATGTGCTCCAGGGTTTCGAGTTGGACTTTAGTGGGCTTCTTGCTAGCCGGCATTGATTGCCTCCTTTGCTTGCAGAGTGGGCGGGCCTGCCACAGGCCCGCGCATTTTTAGCGTGGATCGAACTGGCCCAGTGCAAGGCTCGCCGCTTCGCCGATCTTGTCCTCGAGCACTGCTTTGAATTCTTGGGCGATGTATTCGCGCTGGACCTCTTCCCCGATCCAACGCAGCTTCAGCACTGGCTGTTGGCCGCTGGTGATGACCGAAAGGCGGAATTTGATCTGCTGCTCCGTGAGGCCCTCGAACGGGATGACGTTGAACAGCAGTGCCACCGGCAAGGTTTCCTTGCTGCGCGCCTCGATCTGGTCCATGGCGCTGCGGCTGGCGCTGGTATCCCCAACCGTTGTTTCCGATTCGCTGGTGGCCTTCACGGTGATGGTGCGCACCGCGGCGATAGCCTTGGCGATCGCGATGGCAGTTTCGTTCTCGTCGACCGGGGTCAGGTACTGGTGCCAGTCCTCGATCCAATCGCTCATATCCTTCTGCGTCATCGCTTTGCCGTTGACCAACTGAGCGGCCTTGTAGCCTGCAGAGGGCTTCAGCTTGAGCAAGGCACGGTCATCAGCGTGGCCCGGGCTGAGCTCGTCACCGATGTTGAAGAAAAGGGAGCAGGACATCTCGTCCTGGTCGATGAAGCCCTTGGCGCCGGGCATGTTGCGCTTGATCACATGGCCAACGAAGTCAGCCAGCGAGTGGGTAGAGAAGGTGCCGCGGAAGCGGCTACGTCCGACCATGTAGCGCTCAAGGTCGGCTACGCTCACGGCGTCTGGTATCAGCGCGACTGGCGTGTTGGTGGGCAGCATCTTGCCGGCGGCCGACAGTGCGGTCTCGGTAATCTGCTGGATTGCTTCTTTGGTCAGGGACATTTTTCTATTCCTGGTGGTGGGGTTCAAGATCAGGTGCGGGGTTTGATCGGAGCGTCTTCACGACTGAACAACTGGTCGTGCTTCTCTTGGAAGAGGCTGATGCGCCCACCGGAGCCGACGTGCATCGGCGTATCCAAGCTGGTGTTCTCACTGCGCGTGCCGCGCTTGGTGGGCACCTTGTAGTCCAGCTTGTGCTTGATCTTCACCTGGTGGGATTCGCCGATCTGGCTGAAGTCCAGGGTGATGACCAGTTTCCCGGCCTTGCCGTGGTCGACGACGCCCGAGGCGACTTCGGACAGGGCGTGGCCGATCTGGCTGGCGAAAGCGCCGCCGTTCAACTCTTCGAGGAACTCGGCGGTATCCGTGGGTGTAGGCATTACGTATCTCCAGGCGATGTAGTTCAGCTAGCCCAGCGGGTGCGGTACTTCACGATGTCGCGAGCAGTGGAAACGCCGCACCCATACTTGGCCGCCAGGTATTCGTAGCCGCCAACGCCCGCTTCATACTCGGCGCGCATGGCGGATATTTGTTCAGTAGTGAGCTTTGCCCGCTGGTGGCTGGCGCCGCAGCGATGGTTCGTGTGGTTTCGAGTGATCTTTTGCATAGAGTTCGCTCGCGGGTATTTCTAGCCAAGTCAGACGGCGACGCTGGTGCACGCGGCGGTTGATCGTTCGCTTCAAAGCCAATGCCCGATCGCAATACCGTTCTCACTTGCCATCAGCCGGATCCGCTTTTCGCAGGTGCCCATGGCTTCTGCAGCTTCCTTCACGCTGTAGCCTTGTTCGGCCAGGTGGCGCAGGTTGAGCGAATCCTTGTCGCGCTCGTTGCGCAGCTTGGCGTGGTGCTTGGCCATGGTCTGACCACCGACGCGCTCACCTGAGACGCCGATGGGCACGACCTCAATTACCTTGCCGGCGGCAAAGAAACGATCGATCTGCGTGCTGAGGTCCTGTGAAATCTGAATCCGAGGATCGGGTAGAGGCGAGCCAATCACAGCGCACCGCCAGGATGAGCGCCGAAGTAGGCGAACATGACCAGAACCGCGGACGCTACCAGCGACCATTTCGTAAGCTTCCGTCCGAAAGCCTTCACCACCTTGCTGCGGCCCTCGGCGACCAGCGCCAAGCTTTCCATCTTGTCTGCCGCCGTGCAGGCATCGCTGTAACAGGTGCCCTTGGATCGGACAATGCCGGTGGTACGTTCGACCACCTGGAACTGCTTGCCCAGCGCGTGGACTTGATAGCGTGGCTGCCGCTCAAGTGGCAGGCCGGCCGAGCGGCGCGCCTGGGCGTTGTAACCCTGAGCCCGCTGACGCATACAGGCCAACAAGGCCCCGCTGTCACGAATCGTTTGGTTCATGGCTGAATTTCCTCTGTTGGCCGGTATTGGTCAGCACCCTCGTTGTTGAAGGTGCTGGCTCATAGCGACGGGCAAAAGAAAGCCCGGACATGCCGGGCTTTGCGCTCAAGTGGTACCACCCTACGAGAGCGGTTCGTGCTGCCCTGGGCGGGCGCTGATTTATGGCTTCATGGCTCAACCCTCCATCCGTAGGCCGCTATGGATAGGCAGCGGCACCTCTCAAGCGCAGTATTCGAAAGCCTCGGCCTTGCGCATCACACGCACCTCGGCGGTACGACGTTCCGGCGCGCGCCGGTCGCGGCGCATTGAGTGGTCATCAGCCACCGCGTGCATGGTGATGAGCGCGGCGAGCAGGATGCACACCGGCGAGATGATCTGGCGTTTCATGGCCTCGGCCACCAGCGCGGCCCGGCGGTGCACGCCGAGCTTGAACATGGCCACGTCCAGGCGCTTCTTCACGGTGCCCGGCGAGATACCGAACGCCTTGGCGATTTCCTTGGCAGTCATACCAGCAGCGACGGACATGCAGTACTGCAGCTCTTTGGGCGCCAGGCCTCGTCCGAGGTGGCCTTTCCATTCGCCGCTGATGATGGTTTCCATGATGATTCCTCAGACTTGGTAACTCGTTCGATTTCCCGTCTGGCCCTGCTTCCAAGGCCAGCCAGTGAAATCCGTCTCTTGTAAAGAACTTGGTTCCAGTCGATCCCTCGCGGGGCTGGGAGGCCAATTCGCTGGCCCCGTGCTAACTGGCGGCTTCACCAGTCGTGTCCCGAGGCGCTGTGGCGTCTCGATAGGTAAACTATCACGCATCGTGTTCAATACGTCAACACGTAATGTGATTTTATTTTTCATGGCTGATGGGTTCCGATTTCACAGGTCGTGATATATGCTGCTGCGAGTACTGTACGGATATACAGCTAAAGGAGGATGTATGGCGAAGGCACAGAAGAAACCGATCGAGCGTATTGAGCTGAGTGGACTGGAGCGCCTGCGCCTCAGGGTCTCCAACATGATTAATCACCCCATTGCGCAGGAGCGAAAGATCGTGGTTATCCACCGCCTGGACAGCGACGGCGATCTGGAATGGGAGGAGGTGATGGGTGCGCTCGCTGAGGTGGATGGCATCGAAATGACGTTTAACGACGAGAATGATTCTGTGACGCTGAGTTGGGAGGCGCCCTCAGACGAAGATCCGCGGGCAGAGGCGCAGGAAGATTTCGAAACCTTGGAGGAGGTCGCCCTTTTCTGATGGTCGAAAAAAAGCCCGCTTAAGGCGGGCCTTCAGAGTTCGCTTTAGGAACCAGAAATAGGTAGGAGGTACTTGAAGGCGGCCCCGAGAAGGCCTGAAACGATAGCGCCTATTACTATTGCGCCGCCAAGGTACTTGGCCATAGTGACCTTGATGCCTCCGACGTCTTCGGCAACCTTTTTGGTGTCTGCTTTGATACTTCCCACGTCCTTCTCGATACGCTCAAACCGGGATTCAGAAATCTTTTCCCAGGAGCGATCGCGTTCCGCTTGAGCGGCGAGAAATCCTGAGAACTTTTCAGATAATGCCGCGTCGCGAGCTGCTTGCTCTAAACGGAATGACTCTTGTCTCAGATCAAGCTCTCTGCGCAACTGCTCGTCGCGCAACGAGAGCTCATTCCGGTATTCATCAGTCCTTCGCTCTGCATCACGTTCCATGCGCTCAATGCGCTTGTCCATCCGCTCTTCGACGATGGACAGTTGATTTTGGATGTTTTCGCGGGTTTGATCATTCATGGCAGCAGTATCCGCTTCTGGAAGCGACTTGTCATCGGACGATTTTTCCGTTTTCGGCAGCTTGAATCGACTGCGCACCTCTTCCAAGTCGTAATGATCGACAGGCGAGGATTGGAATTTACTCGTTGACATCAATGTCCTCCTGATCCACATCCTTCTCACTCTGATCGGGATTACAATTGACCCAATCGCGTACAACTTTTGCTACATGCTGCCGGAGAAAGCCGCAATCTTCACAGTGCAGAGCCATGGTTGTAACCTGGCTTGTCTTTGATCCACCTCTGAGAGACGTGCGAAGCAGGTATGTCGTTCCGCCGTCGCCTGGCCCAATAATTATCCACTTTATCGAGCCACAGGCCGGGCATGGCTTGTCTTCAGTTTGAGCCTCAAGAAATCGCACGAAATCGGGTGTTTTTACGGCATACGGATGCTCATCGATATCTTGTGGCATTTTTAATCCTTTAAAGGCGTGTGAAACATCGGACCGCATACGGTCGTCGCGCAAGGCGACTAATTTTTTTGCTGAGCGAGCAGAGTCAACGCACCTAGGCCTTCCTTGCATTCCAGATCAGCAGAACTTTCGCGTGGATCGCCACATCCTCGATACGAGCTGTCTGGTTCTCGTAGTGCTGGTTGTCTGAGATCAGCCGGTAATTCTCTTCGTCCAGCCGCATGATCCGCTTGATGTACAGCTCTTGGTGCCAGGTTACCACGTAGACGCCCTCGCCGATGAAATCGGTGATGCCGCGGTCGACGATGACCAAGTCCTTGTCGTTGATCGTCCCCTCCATGCTTTGACCCCAGCCGGTGATCATCGCCAGAGACGTCGCGGAGGTATAGGTCACGCCCTTCTCTCGTAGCACTTCCTCACGCACAACGAGGTTGCGTACGGTCTCGTTGTAGTCAGGTGGGACCTGGCCGTGACCCATTGCGGCCCGCACGTCGTACTGAGGAATGACTATTTCTTCATTGCGCGGACGCAGAGCCTGGAAGTCACCCGGGATCACCTGGGTAGATGCTTCCTCAGCGGCGGCCACGATCCTGTCATGTGCTGCGGAGGTGAGGCCTTTGACCTTCGCAAGCATCTGCTTTACCTGATCTGCAGCCGAGGTCGCCGCCGCCTGCTCGTCGGCGACATTACCGGTGCCGGGCTCTGCCGGCTTGGCCGTCAGCAGGATCTCCGATTGATCCACGCGAAGAGCCTTGGCCATAGCAGCCATATCGGCAAGCGTCGGCTCTCGAGTGCCAACCTCATAGTTGCCAACGCGTGATTGCGATTTCCAGCCACAAGCCTCTGCCAGCTGGGCCTGGGACATTCCTGCTGATTTTCTCAAGCGCTTTATGCGCTGACCTAACGATTCGTTCATGCGCGGGATTTCATCACGAAATGAAATATTCCGGCTCTCACTTATTGTGTTTGCCTTTAACACGATGCGTGTTTATCCTTGATGCACGTTATTGAGGATCGAGCTGATGAATCAGGTTCGCAAAATTCGAGAAAAAGCCGGAATCACGCAAGCTCAGCTTCGCCGGTCTCTGGGCTGGAATCAGTCGAGGTTAGCCAACTATGAGGCTGGTCGTCGGTGTCCAGGACTTGAAGAGGCTCGGCAGATCGTTAAAGCACTGAACGTGCTCGGGGCTAAGTGCGCACTTGACGATGCGTTCCCGCCGACTGTGAAAACAGCTGCTTGATGGGCGAATTATGAGTACGAAGCAATGCTGCGAACAGTTCCTCTGAAGGGGCTGTTGATTTAACCAGTAACAAATTGCAGACGAAAAAAAACCGCCTGGCAGGGCGGCTTCTTCAACAACAAAACGTGGGACCGATTATGCACACCCAGATCACCCCCCGCAATACCCCCGCTGATTCGTCATCACCGCAGAAGCACCAAACCATGACGCGTCATGTCATGTCGTCGCGCGAGATGGCCCAGCTCACGGGTAAGCAGCATCAGCACGTCAAGCGAGACGTTGAAAAGATGCTCAAAGAGCTCGGAGAAGATGCGTCCACATTTGGACGCATCTATACGGACCGCCAGAACCGCAGTCAGACCGAGTATTGCTTGGATCGTGATCACACCGATTGCTTGCTGACTGGCTACAGCGCACCGCTGCGGATGAAGGTCATTAAGCGCTGGAAGGAATTGGAGTCCGCGCAGCCAAAGTCCAAAGATGCCGCTTGGCTCGAGGCACGCCAAGTCGGAAAGCAGATGTTCAAAGGTCTGCATGACTACATCTCAACGTTGGATGGTAGCGACAACCAGAAGCGGTGGGCTCATGAGAACGCTACCAACAGAATCTACAAAGCCCTGACCGGTGGAATCGTTGGCAGCGCCAAGTCGTTGCGAAAGCTCTACGGCATTGAGCACGGCACCCCGCGCGACAAGATGAGTCATCACGCCCTCGCACAGATCAGCCTAGCTGAACGCCGGATCTATGAAGAGTCACAACGCAGGGGCCTTGAGACTGTGCCTCAGTTCAATGAGGTCGTCGATGGGATCTGTGAGCGATTGCTCAATGGTATGGGTGCCCTGTTGATTGAGGACGTCCCAGGCGCAGTCATCGGCCGTATTGCTCAGCCTGCGGGGCTTGTTCGCCGCACTGTCGTGACAGAAGAGTACAGCCGGGGGATTCAATAATGGCCGGCGATTGGATCAAATTCGAACTGACCACAATGGACAAGCCGGAGGTGTGCCAGATCGCTGACCTGGCTGATATCGACCCGGACGCGGTGGTGGGCAAACTGATGCGCGTGTGGGGCTGGTTCGATCAGCAGACCGAGAATGGTAACGCTCCGAGCGTTAGCAAAAAGTTACTCGACCGCATGGTGGGCGTTACCGATTTCTGCGAACACATGAAATCCGTGGGTTGGATGGTGGAGTCCGAAGGCACCATCAGCCTGCCTCACTTCGAGCGCCACAACGGCAAGACCGCTAAAAACAGGCTTCTCACGGCAAAGCGGGTAGCCAATCACAAAAGCGCTAACGCAAAAAGTAACGCTCGCAGCGTTAGCGATGCGTTACCTAAAGAAGATTTAGAGAAGAATAAACACCCTCTCTCTGCGCGGGAGGCCGTCGACCCTCGCATGCCCAGCGAAATGACACTCGACTGGATGCCCGACGAAAAGCTACTCAAGACCTACTCCGTCCACTCCGGCGCAGCACCAGCCCTGTTCACCGAAGAGGTTCGCCGCGCTTTCACTGCCCACTACGAGCCGCGCGGTCAGGTCAATACCCAGGCCGAGTGGGTGCAGATGCTCGTGAAGTGGGTGATGAACGACAAGGCCAGGGCGGCCGCCACCAACGTGACCCCTTTCCGGCAGGCCAAGGCTCCGGCACAGGATTTCGACGACGAAGCCACTGATTGGCTGCCGCAGGGGACCAACTGATGAAGAACGTCTCAGTGATCGCCCACGGCTTGTGGGACGACGTGAAAAGCGGTGAGTTTATTCCAGCTGCCGAGAGCCCGCGTGCCATCGAAGCTGCCGAACAGCAAGCCACTCTGGTCACCGCCATCAACGAGTTGTTCAAGGAATTGCGCTCGATCCGTTCGGCATGGCGTCAGGCATGGCCGGACAAAGAGACCTACCAGTCTTCCAAACGGCAGTGGTACCAGGCGTTCGTTGAGGCCGAGATCTGCACTCAGGGTCAGATCGATCACGGCATGTCGCAGGCCCGCAAGCAGTCCGGTGATTTCATTCCCAGTCCTGGGCAGTTCATTGAGTGGTGCAAGCCCACACCAGAGATGCTGGGCTTGCCGCTTGTTGGCAAGGCCCACCGTGAGGCTTGCCGCAATGCCCACCCAGGTATGGCAGGGCACGGCAACTGGACTCATGACGCCATTTGGCATGCAGCGAAAGAGTGCGGGTTCGAGAACCTGAACCGTCTGCCCACCGATTTGAGCCTCAAGTTGTTCGAGCGCAATTACACGATCGCGGTGCGTCGAATCCTGGGCGGTCAGCCTCTGCAGCCAGCGCCCCTTGCCGTCACCCACGACTCGAAATCCAACCGTACGCCTGAGGTTGCCCGCGCTGCCCTGGCAAACCTTCGTTCGACAGTATCGGGAGCACGCCCATGAGCATCCGCCAGACCAAATTGACCAAAGCCGCCCGCGGCCGTGACTGCCAGGTACGTGTGCCCGGTGTGTGCAATGGCAACCCGGAGACGACCGTGCTGGCGCACTACCGCCTGAAAGGTACCAGCGGCATGGGCTGCAAGCCGCACGACTTCCAAGGCGCTTGGGCTTGCTCGGCCTGCCACGACTATGTCGATGGACGAAGCCACAATCGTCGCGAGGATGACCGAACGACGGCACGCCACTGGCACGCAGAGGCCGTCATGCGCACCCAGGACATCCTGATTCGTGAAGGGAAGGTGGCCTGATGGCTATGTCCGAATCGCGAGTAGTTCAGCTTCTGGCTGGCCAATCCTCGACAGCCCGCAAGGTATTCCCGCATGTGCCCATTCAGGAAAGCTGGAGTGCCCATGATATTCAGATCGCTGCTCTTGCGGCGAATGCCACCTCTGTCGCCGTACACGCTGTGCGCCGCGCGCTCAACGAAATGAAAGACGCCGGGATCATCCGTGAGCCCACGGGCGGGAAGTTTCAGCGCGACGCTTACTCACGAAAAACAGTCAAGGAAATCGCCATGCCCGTTGTAGCCAAAGAAACCGTCGTCGCCATCAAGCGGCCGGAAGTCCAAGCGCTTGATACGCTGGCCGGCCTGTCTGCAGAGGTCGTGGAGCTTTCGGACTATATCGGCGAGCGCATGAAGCGTTTGGCCGCGCGGATCGAAGAGGTTGCCTTGTCGGTTGAGGTTGAGCGTGAAGGCAACGCCGAAGCGCTGGGCAAACTCAAGCAGCTTCAGTCCCTGCTGAAGAGCCTGTAAGTGGAGCGTCCGCCTGTGAAGAAGCGCAGCTGGCAGGTAGCCGTACCTGGCTACCGACCTTTCACGATGGGCGGGTCTGACATGGATTACGCCGAGGCCCTAGCCACGGCACGTTCGATTTGGCCTGTGGCGGAGGTGAAATGATGGGCAACGACAAGATGCGTGATGAGTTCGAGTCATGGGCAAACAGCCTTTTCTATCCTCTCGAAACGCATGAAAACGGCCTATACGTGAAACTCGTTGTTCAGGATATGTGGGCAGCCTGGCAGGCTTCGCGCGCTGCGGTGGTGGTTGAGCTGCCCGGTAACGTGCACCACACCGCAAGCGGAATGCGACTAGGCTGCCAAGAGGCAATCGAAGCCGCCGGCCTGCAGGTGAAGCGATGAAGGCCGCAGAGCTGAAGCTGTTCAAACCCAAAGCGGTGCGCGCCAAACCCAACGAGCGCGAGGGCCAGGAACAGGCCGCCCTGATGCGCGAGATTGAGCTGCGTCATCCCGATGCGTTCGCGCTGATCTACCACGTCCCAAACGGCGGGCATCGTCACAAGGGCGTCGCCGCGAAGCTGAAAGGGCAGGGCGTGAAGGCCGGCGTGCCGGACTTGGTCCTGCCGATGGCGCGGGGCGGTTTCTTCGGCCTGTACATCGAGTTCAAGGCCACTCCGCCAAACGACGCCGCTGTATCAATCAGCCAGTACACATGGATACGTCAGCTCAGTGAGCAGGGTTATCTGGCGATCGTCTGCCGCGGGCACTTCGATGCGATGGAGCAGCTGCGGGCCTACCTGCGCCTGGAACCAACGAGGGTCGCGGTATGACCCTGCTGGTCGCTTTCTCCGATGCCGAGCTGCGCCGCCGCGCAGATGACCCCTCTGCTGTGCTCATGCGAGACCCGCGTCACCCCGGCCTGTACTTCCGGTTTACCGAAGCCCGCCCGCGTGGCACGTGGAGCTTGGTGGTGCGCAAGAAGTGGATGCGGATCGGCTCCTACCCTGATCTGTCGGCCAAGGCTGTGCTTGCGGCGCTGCCTGAGACTCGCCAGCGGCTGGGCGCCGATGCCAACGCTACTGCTGCGGTATGCGCTTGGGCCACCTTGGGCGAGCTGTTGGCCTGGTACAGCGACCGGATGGGTCGAGACCGGCACCTGTCGGCCAAGCGCAAGGCCACGGCCAAGTCTGCCATTGCGCGTCATCTGATCCCGCGCGTGGGCGGCCTGGCCTTCACCAGGATCGATCGCGCTACGCTCGACACCAAGCTGATGTGGCCGCTGCAGGAGAGCTTGTCGCTGGAGTTCGTTCGGCTGATATTCGCGCTGCTGGTGCTGGCCTGTCGGCAGGCATTCGTGCTCGACATGATCCCTATCAACCCGATGGCCGGGATCAAGTTCAGCGATTTCTCCAAGACGAAGATCAAGGCCAAGGCGGCCCGGCTGCGCGGTGTGCAGGTCCAGAATCTGCTCGAGCAACTGGCCGATGCCTTCGAGCGGCGTCCGGCGCACGGCATGTTGGCCTTGATGATGCTCTGCCACGGTACGCGCGTCGGTGAGACCCGCATGGCGCTCTGGTCGCATATCAGCCTGGCCGACCGCACCTGGCACATCCCGGCGGTGCACACCAAGACCCGAGTTGAGCATTCGCTCCCCCTGACCGATCAGGTGTGTGCGCTGCTGGCCCGGTACCGTCATCGCCAGACCGATAGCGGCTACACCGGGCAATACCTGTTCCCGGCCCGTCATGGCAAGGGCATGAGCGAGGGTCAGGCCAGCCTGGTATTCACGCAGCTGGGGCAGGGCGAGTGGACCAGTCATGACCTGCGCAAGTTGGCCCGCACTGGCTGGGCGGACCTGGGTATCGACTTCCTGATCGGCGAGATGCTGATCAACCACGCCATGGGCCACAACGTGCAGGCCTACATCCACACCACAGTTGAAGAGCGCAAGCGCGAAGCCTTGGAGAAGTGGCACAGCCATTTAGACGCCAAAGGATTCAGCGTGATTCATGGGTTGGAGGGCGTCGAAAACAAAGAGTCCAGCATTGGTCTGGAAGCCGCGCCGCATACGGGCTGCGAGCCAATTCAAGAATCAACCATAGGCGAGGTTTCAAAATGAAGATTTCATCCGACGGCGCCATGGCTTTGACCTACACCTTCCAAGTCCCAGGCACACAAAAGCTAGCGTCCGAATTCCGGAAGGAGTTCGATCGCTCGAAGGTGTTCATGGTGATGAAGCAGAACTTCGACCAGTTCACTCGGCTTACGGTCGTCATGGATGGTGGCCACAGGTTCGAGATCGACAGCGACAAGGTGCCTTTCAACATCGACCGCGCTGCTGATTGGCTGGTGGGTGAAGCATGAGGAGAACCCACGGACCAGCCTTCCGCGCCGCTCAACTCGACCTGACCAAGTGCCCGGCATGCCGTGGCCGAGCCGTGGTGCAGGGCATTTTCCATGAGCTGCCATGCGGGCAGTGCAATGCGTCCGGCTGGGTCTCAGCTGATACCGGCGATGCGTTGCCGCTGGAAGTGCTGGTAACCCAGCTCAGCATCCGGCTGCAGAACGCTCATCGCCAGATCGAACAAATGAAGCGGCCGGCGCCGGCGAATGGCCCTGCCGCCCAGTACACACAGAGCAACCGCCGCGGCGCCGGCGGCACGAACTACACAGGGGATTGAGCATGGCTACCTATCGCAACGTATTGTCAGCTGTCGTACGGGCCCTGGCAGCCGAAACCATCAACAGCGCCGGCGGGTGCGATTTCGAACCCAAGGTGCAGTGCGCCAAGCAGAAGGGCGAGATCGTGGGCAAGGAGGCGGCATTACTGGCCGACTGCATCGTGCACAAATTGCTGCATGCCCAACTCAGCCCACGGCACTGGAATGCCCTGGTGGCGAAGTACAGCACGCACAAGGGCCGTAAGATCGAGTCGATCGGTCGTCTGGTTTCGGTTGTACCCACTCCGGCGCCGCAACGATTCACACAGCAGTCTGTGCTGGTGTGGGCGGTTCCTCAACAGTCAAAGGGCATTCATCGCACAGCCGTCGTAACCAAGGCCCCGAAGCCACGCCAAGGCGACCGGGAAGGGCAGTGGGACTGGCGCAACCAAGCGGCTACCGCTGCTGCCGAGCGGGCCAACAAGTACGCCAAGGAGGTGGCTGAAGTGAAGCCGGGCGAAATGATCGTACTGGCCGACTCTAACTACGATATGACCAACTGGGATTCCCAAGGGCTGACAGAGCGCACATATCAGCGCTGGAACAAGGCCATCAAAGACTCCCTCGAATCATTGGTCAACGAAGCGCTGGTGGAGGCTCAACACATGCTTGAGACGGTAGGGGTGCTGGAAAACCAGGCTGCATGAGAAAACGCTTGCAATAGCATGTCGCCATGTCGTAAATTTGCCCCATCCTGTCATTCCTGCGTGTGTAGGGGATTGACGACGATAAGCCCGGCCTAACCGCTGGGTTTTTTTATGCCTGATTTTTGAGGTTTCGAATGATGAAAAGCGATTACCGGCAGGCCGTTGAATCACTAATCGCGCAAGAGGCGAAACTTGCAGAGGTGATCGAGCTGCATGCTAAAGCTGCAGCTCGGGAAAAGCAGCTTTCTGAAGCTGTGACGCTTTGTAAGGAAACTCTCCTGAAGTATGAGAGCAGGGTTTGTGAAATAGAGACGAGCTCGGCTAGCTAGAACCCCAGCCCAGTTTTCAGAAGGGTGGGGTACTCCACTTTACCTTTGGTCGCTTTCACCTGATTCTTAGTGTCTACGACCAGCATAAGATCCTTCTTTGGATCGAATTCAGTTTCGAAATACAGTCGATCGCAAAGGCTTTGAGCGCTTTCGTTGCACTCCATAGCATAGAAAGAAGAAGTCTCTGCCCATGGATAAGTGGTGGCAATTTCCACGACCTTTTTAGCGAATGAGTTGTAGCGATCGCTGTAGGTTGCGTCCGACTTGAATCTGAAAGTGATGACAAAGTTTGCCATGGTGCGGTCCATCGTTTTGCTGTAGGAGCTGAGACGATAGCACGTACCTCTCAGCGCTATATTTGAGGCCTCAATAGCTGCTGGCCTTTTGTTTTGTTGTTCGTCCATAGCCAGGGTGGCCTTCGGGGGAGCCTGGACACGGTATCGCCGGTCGTCACGTGTAACGAAAGAACGCCGGCATTCGAGCATTCTTGACCTGTGCTACTCACTGGAAGGGCTCGATGGGCGGCGTGGGAAGACACGCACGTTATGCAGATGAACGCGCAGGCTGATGCGCACTGAAACCCGCGGGCATGGGGTTGCTCCCATAGCGGTACGAGCAACAAACCGGAGATCAGCACCGGTCATCTGCACCCATTTCGGGCCCTGGCTATCGCCGGGGCTTTTCGTATCTAGCTCCCCAGCGTGGGGAGGCATTCGGATTTCAATCATGCCAGAGAAAGACCCCGACCTCTGGGCTCAGGTATGGCTGCACCTACGCCTGTACCTAGCCAACCCTCTCTGGCAAGGAGCGATCATGGCAACGGTAATTTCTGGGCTTCGTGTGTTGTACGAGGCCAAAGAGACCAGCAAGCGCCGCATCCTGCTGGAGTCACTGATTTGTGGTGGGCTGAGCCTGTCCGCGAGCAGCGTGATCGAGTGGATGGAATGGCCCTCGAGCCTGTCCGTTGCCGCCGGCGGTGCGATCGGCTTTGTCGGTGTGACCGTCATCCGCGAAATGATCGTGAAGTTCCTCGGACGCAAGGCGGACGGCCTATGAACCTGCTCAAAAGCATTGCCGCTGCACTGATCATCGGTTTGGTGGCTGCACTGCTTATTGCCATCCAGCAGTACCGCGTGATCGCGCTGGAAGGGCAGGTGACGGTGCAGACGCGGGCGGCTAAGGATGCAACCGAAGCCAACACCGAAAGCCTGAAGACCATCACCACGCTCCAGGCCGAAGCCAAGCGCAACGCCAACTACCTGGCCGATCTGCAGCAGCGCCTCAAGGCCAGCGAAGACAAGGCCCGCCAAGCGAGGAAGGACTTTGAAGACCTCAAGCGTAAGAGCCCGGCTGTTCGCAGGTGGGCTGATCAGCCTTTGCCTGACGGCCTGCGCGGCAAGCCCGCAGCCAGCGCCGGGAAAGACATCAGCAGTAAGGCTGGAAGCGCCGGAAATGGTGCCGTGCGAACGGGTCAGCGATAGCGATGACAACCTGGCGCTGAACGGCGACCTCTGGGCGCTGAAGGATCGGGCCATCAACCTGCTCGATACCTGTGCTGATCAAGTCGACGCGCAGATCAAACGCAGTCAAAGCAAATAGCTGGAGGTTTGCTTGGGCAGATATCGCCATCCATATACACCTTGCAAACTATACGTGGACGGTGCCGATGGCATCGCGGTCGGTGACTTCATCATCACGGCAGCCGGTTCGGCGTACTTGGTGCAGACGCTGCGGGTGAGCCGAACCCGGCTAGAGCGCAAGCACATGGAATGCCTGCGTTGGCCCATCGCTGACGTGCCGGCTGATGCCCGGTGCTACCAACTGATTTGGTACAAACGCTAACAGGTGCGAGATGGCCAGACTAAAGACGCTCGGCCCGCGTCTCAAAGAGTGCACCACCACCAGGGTCCAAGTGGTCACGACTGGGAGTTGGCGAAGCGGTATGACCAGCTCGCAGCGAGGCTACAACTACAAGTGGCAGAAAGCTCGAGAGCGCTACCTCAATAGCAACCCACTGTGTGTTTACTGCCAGCAGATTGGACGGGTAAGGGTGGCAAGCATTGTCGACCACATCGTAGCTCACAGGGGTGACATGGTCCTCTTCTGGGATCAGACCAATTGGCAAAGCCTCTGTAAGCCATGCCACGATTCGGTCAAGCAAGCAGAGGAAGCTGCCAGCCGTGGAGGTTAGGATGCCGGCCTGCGCGCAAACTACGAAATCCGACCCTTAGCACGTTATTGACGTGCCTCAAGGGGTAGGGGGGTCAAAAGCTTAGGCCGTTCCACTAGCTAGACCGCTCCCGACCCCACGTACAGATTTTTTTCCCGCTCAGGATTTTTTGTTAATGGCCCTCACCCCCAAAAAACGCGCATTTGTCGATGCGTTGAGGGGAGGTGCGTCCAATAAAGATGCAGCCATAGCCGCA